CAAGAAGAACTATCTGAAGAAGTCGCGTCTATTAAGACTGACCTTGTTGAGAAAGTAGATTCTTACCTAAACTACGTAGTTGAATCTTGGATGGAAGAGAACAAGTTAGCGATCCACTCCGGTCTTCGTACCGAAATCGCTGAAGGGTTCATGGACAAGATGAAAGACCTATTCGTAGAGTCTTACATTGACGTTCCAGAGTCTAAGGTAGACCTAGTTGACGAACTAGCATCACAGGTAGACGAGTTAGAAGAAAAACTAAACACTACTACAGGTGACGCAATTTCACTTGCTGAAGAACTAGAAACTTACAAGCGTGAGTCAATCATCGCTGAAGCTTCTCGTGACCTAGCAGACACCCAAGCGGAGAAGTTAAAAGGCCTTCTTGAAACAGTTGATTTTGAAAGTGAAGAGTCATTCACTGCAAAAGTAACTACTGTTAAAGAGTCATACTTCTCAAAAGAAATCCCTGAGCAAATCGATGAATCAGTAGTCGCTGAAGACGCTGAAGAAGAAGTTGAAGTATCCTCCATGATGGAAGGTTACATCTCTGCTCTAAGAAAAACCTCTAAGAAATAAGGAATCTAAAAAATGAACAATTCATACGATACATTGATTGAAAAATGGTCTCCAGTACTCAACGAAGAGTCAGCTGGTAAGATCACTGATCATCACCGTAAAGCAGTTACTGCTGCTATCCTAGAAAACCAAGAAAAAGCAATGATGGAAGAGCGTTCTGCTTCTCAAGGTTTTCTAACCGAAACTCCAACTAACGCAACTGGTGCTGGCGTAAACAACTGGGATCCAGTTTTGATCTCTCTAGTACGTCGCGCAATGCCTAACCTAATGGCATATGACGTTTGTGGCGTTCAGCCAATGTCAGGCCCAACTGGTCTTATCTTCGCGATGAAATCACGTTACACTGCACAAGACGGTACTGAAGCACTATTCAACGAAGCAAATTCTGCATTCTCTGGTTCTGCTACTAGTTCACAAACTGGTGAATCATCAGGTATGTCTGGTTTTGACGAGGCTACTGGTCTTGGTCGTGAACTAGATGCTGCTGGTCGTCCAATGTCTACAGCAGCTGCTGAAGCACTGGGTAACACTGGTAATGATTTCGCAGAAATGGGTTTCTCAATCGAGAAGCAATCTGTTGTTGCTAAGTCACGTGCACTTAAAGCAGAATACTCTCTAGAACTAGCACAAGACTTGAAAGCAATTCACGGTCTTGACGCAGAAACTGAACTAGCGAACATCCTTTCAACTGAAATCCTAGCGGAAATCAACCGTGAAGTAGTTCGTACAGTTAACACTCAAGCGGTTCTAGGTGCTCAACAAGCATCAATCGCTGCTAAAGGCGTATTCGACCTAACTTCAGACGCAGATGGCCGTTGGTCAGCTGAGAAGTTCAAAGGTCTAGTAATTCAATTGGATCGTGAAGCGAACGAGATTGCTAAGACAACTCGTCGTGGTAAGGGTAACATCGTAATCTGTTCATCAGACGTTGCTACTGCACTTGCTGCTTCTGGTCAGTTGGACTATCAAGTAGGCGCTGGTCTACAGGTAGACGACACTGGTAATACTTTTGCTGGTACTCTGAACGGTAAAATGAAAGTTTATATCGATCCATACGCCTCAATCGATTACATCACTGTTGGTTATAAGGGTTCTAACGCTTATGACGCTGGTGTATTCTACTGCCCATATGTTCCATTACAAATGGTTAAAGCAGTTGGCGAAAACGACTTCCAGCCTAAGATCGGCTTCAAGACTCGTTACGGAATGGCTGCAAACCCATTCGTATCTCCAGCTGGTGAGCAGAACATTGCTGCAACTGCTGGCGTTAACACGTACTACCGTATCATGCGTGTAGACAACCTAATGGTTTCTGCATAAGATATGTAAAAAAATAAGAAGTATGGGCTTGGCGTCTAACCTTGTAACCATACCACTTTTTAGGGACTCTTCGGAGTCCCTTTTTTTATGCGTATAAATAAGGATATAAAACGGATTTGGCTATACGTATCAAGCGGTACGGACGGCACTGGTGGATGACGGTATCTTACGGAACCACAATCGGAATTACGAATAATGGAGATTAACATGCGCTTACTGACAATTATGTTTGCGTTGGTTTTATCTGCGTGTTCTACTATCGATGCGACTATCGATGGTACTGGTGGTGTCGTTAAAGGTGTCGGTTCCGATGTCTTTGCTATTACCGCTGGTGTCTTGGACGTAACATCTAGCACTATCAAAGATGTTGCTTCGAAGACTGGCACAGATGCAACAGAACCAGACGAAACAGAATAAAGAATATTAGGAGTACGCTGACCAAGGACGGTACTATTGTTTATATAAATACAATGAATCTAGAGGATATGATATGAGCCTAACAGACAATAAAAACTTTCTACAACCTACGGGGTTTCGTGTTATAATTGAGCGCGAGACGTATGGTAATCTTGAGTTCTTTGCTCAGTCGGTTCAACATCCAGGCGCTAGCGTGTCTGCTGTAGAGATTCCTATTCCTAGGATTCAAGGGTTGCCTATGCCAGGCGACACCATTTCGTATGGAGAGTTGTCTTTAAACTTAATCCTAGATGAAGACCTAACTGCATATAAAGAAGTTCAAAAGTGGTTAGAAGATTCTGTTTATCAAAAGGTAGATGGAATACACCACGATATCACAGTAATTGTGTTGACAAGTCACAACAACTTCTGTGCACAAATCAAATATAAGAACTGTATACCTACACAGTTAGGTGCTATAGAACTTACCTCAACCATAGGTGACGTTACCTATATAAACTTCGATACCACTTTCAGATTCACCGAATTTGAATTGTCATGAGTTTAAAAAAGTACTCAATCAAGAACGGTGTCGTTCTGAGTATTCTCGAAGATTTTCGTTATACCTATCGGGAACTATACCAACCAGAGAAATCTAATCGTTGTCTCTTTTCAGAATTGAAAGGTATGGCTGACGTGTACACTGGCGAAGATGAAATGTGGAGAATCATTGACATGGGTGAAGAACATGATGGTTCCGCATCCACGTCCGTGTGTTATCCTATCAAACCAGAACATTACAATGGTACTCACCCCGAAGAGTATGCGAAGACATGGCACAATCTGAACACTAGTTTGACCGAAGAGTTGGGCGTACAACATAGTGCACTATCCACACTATATCCTCCACAGGGGTTTATTGGTTGGCACAATAATGCAAACGCTTCCGCATATAACCTTATCTTCACTTGGTCGGAAAAAGGTGACGGGTGGTTTAAGTATGTTGATCCAAAGACCCAAGAGGTCGTAACTGTTCAAGATGAGAAGGGATGGAATCTCAAGGCGGGACACTTTGGTACATATGGTTCTGGTGACGTGGTGTATCATGCCGCCAGTACCAATTGTTACAGAATGACACTGTCCTATGTCCTAGGACATGATGAAAATTATTGGCAAGATTGTATTGATTTTATAACGAGTTAGTGTTATAATATATACCTTATACACATTAGGTTTTTTATATGATGATAGATTTAGAGTCCATTCTTAAAGAATGGCAAGAGGACTGTGAGATATCACAGCACCAACTGGACGAAGTTTCTCGACAGACTCCATCACTACATGCAAAGTATTTGCAGTATCTGGCTCTCGCCAAATTACAACTCAAACGTTCTGAAAACAATCAGAAGACGTTACTAAAACAAAAGTTCTTATACTACAACGGGAAGATGTCTCAAGAAGAGATATTAGCAACTGGATGGGATTTAGACCCCTTTAATGGTTTGCGCATGTTGAAAGGTGAGATGGATTATTATTATGATTCAGACCCTGAGATACAGAAGTCTGAGGAAAAAATCATCTATCACAAGACACTTATCGAATCCCTAAGTAATATAGTCGACACGTTGAAGTGGCGACATCAAACCATTAAAAATATGATTGATTGGAGAAAGTTCGAAGCCGGTGGATAATAAGATACGGATAAGGATGAAAGACCACTCCCATTTCATGGTAGAGGCCCATCCAGCACAAGAAAATGAATTGAGGGAATACTTCTCTTTCTTCGTGCCTGGCTATAAATTTATGCCAGCATTCAAGTCTCGTCACTGGGACGGGAAAGTGAAACTGTACAACATGGTTTCAAAACAAATGAACGTGGGTCTCTATACACATCTGCGTCGTTTCTGTGCAGACCGTTTTTATCAGTTAGAAATACTCGAACATGAGGTCTATGGGATACCATCCTTCAAAGAGGATATCGACCACCCCGCTCTGATTGATTTCTTATCTCTTCTGGAGGTACCTTTCAAACCCAGAGACTACCAGTACAAAGCTATTGCTCATGGAGTCGAGAACAGACGATGTCTTCTGTTAAGTCCTACAGGTAGTGGTAAGTCCTTCATCATTTACAACCTTCTACGGTATTGTTATGAAGTGACCGAAGGGAAGATATTGGTCATTGTTCCTACCACCTCTCTGGTGGAACAAATGTACAAAGACTTTGCTGACTATGGTTATGATGCTGATGAGTTCTGTCATAAGATATACTCTGGTAAAGAAAAGGTTACTGACAAGAGAGTTATCATCTCTACGTGGCAGTCAATCTATAAGTTTGGTAAGGAGTGGTTTGAACAGTTCAACACCGTCTTTGGTGATGAGGTACATCTTTTCAAAGCAAAGTCTCTCTCTACGATGATGGACAAGTGCACCGAAGCACAATACAGATTCGGTCTTACAGGAACACTTGATGGGACTGAAACGAATAAGTTAGTGTTAGAAGGTTTATTCGGCCCTACGTTTACGGTGACACGCACCGTGGAATTGCAAAAGAATAAACAACTAGCAGAGTTGGAGATATCAATTCTGTTGTTGAGGTATCATAGTGATATCTGTAATATGATGAAAGACAAGAACTATCAAGAAGAACTTGATTATATTGTTACATATGAACCACGTAATAAGTTTATAAGTAAAATAGCAATAGACCAGACGGGTAATACTTTGGTCATGTTTCAGTTTGTTGAGAAACATGGTAAGGTATTATATGAGATGATTAAGTCGTTAGTCCCAGAAGACCGTAAAGTGTTTTATGTTTCGGGTGAAGTGGATGCGACTGATCGAGAACAGATACGAGGTATCGTAGAAAAAGAAAATGACTCTATTATTGTCGCTTCTCTTGGCACTTTCAGCACTGGCATCAACATCCGCAACTTGCATAATATTGTATTCGCGACTCCATCCAAGTCCCAAGTTA